CCTTCATATTAATCCCAACGATTGAGGGTTTATCGCTTTCCTTCTCAGGATTATCCAGGAATCCGGCAGCCTTTGCTAGCACCCTCAAAACAGCAACCTTATCATGCATTTCAATCGCAACCCGGCCATCCGGCATCGGCGTAATCTTCTTGATCGCCCTCAATGCATAATCCGGGATATCCTCTTGCTTCTTCATCGTACCATCGAGGTTCATTATCTCAGTGATCGATGTGGTCCCAAGAGCTATTAGCTCCTGGGCAACGGCTTCCTTGTGGTTCTCTAATGTCTCACTCGTCTTTATTCGACGCTGCGCAACACGGATACCACCAAAGCGGCCAATCGGAGTTTGCCGCGTCCGAGCCATTAGAACGGGATCTCATCGTCCATCTTGGACGAATTGTTTTGCCCAGAAGATCCTTGATCCTTTTGACCAGGACCAGATCCATCATCTTCGAAAAGATTAATCCAAACCTCACCGTTCTCATCAGGCAAAGGCAAAGCATTCAGCTTTATCCGCGTTCCCTTACTATCAGACCAACCAATGCCCAGGCGAACCCAATCAGTCTTGTCAGGATCATTGCGCCGTTTCTGTGGCTGTACCACTCTCAATGTTTTTTTCATAACTCGTCCTTCCTAGTTGAGTGTTTAAGGTATCGCATATGCGTCCCGAAAATTCCAGAAAATATTTTTGTGGGGGACTGCACACATACGCGCGGGGGTGGGGGGCAAGGGGTGCCTGGTTGCGGATCGGGTCACATTCCATTTTGACGATGTTAGCGCTAATAACGTATAATGCTGATTATGTTAAATCTGTTATTCAATGTTATCAATGACTTAGCCATTTTGCTCAACCTCTGGTAGATCTGACTGCCTTTTGAAACAGGCTTTTCGCGTCCTGGTTGTAGGATCTGGGCTTCCCGGTGGTCACGCGCTCGACCGGATTGGCAAAGTATCCGATGCCTCGAGCATAGTCTCGGTGCTTATCCCGGCAGTATTGCCAGTGATCCTGTAGGATTTTGGCCCATTTCTCCCTGGTCAGGCCGTTCCTGATCCACTGAGACATTACATCGATGTCCCTGTCATTGATAATCCTTGGAGTTCCAAAGCTTTCAGCAGATCTCAAAAACATTACACAAAACTGTCTAGCCTCATCACTATTAATAGATATACTCTTATCGTTATATGGTTCGTTAGTGTAACCTAATGGTGTTACACCCCCTGTAACCTCAGATGTTACACCCCCCTCTGACTTATCCACAGGTGCTTTTGCTTCTGCTTTGAACTGGTTGGCTGCTTGTCTGCGTCCTTCTTCTACTGTGATCTGTTGCCCGGCTGTCAGGTTTGCCTTGGCTTCTTCGATGTCTTTGGGTGCGTTCTTGAATACGACCTTGAGGGACTTGGTGGTCTGCCATTTGTTGAGGGCTTTCTCCTCGACCAGGTAACCGTATTCTTTCAGCTTCTTGATTTGCCTGGCAACGGCTGGCCTGGAAACACCTAGCTCTTGAGCGATCTTTCCCTGGCTTACCCAGGTCACGCCCAGGTAATCTGTGTATGTGCAGATCAATGCCAGGACAGAGAACGCAGAGGTTCCATGCAATCGATGATCGCGCACGGCCTCGATCGGCAAGATGCAGTAGTTCCTGAGATCCTTGTTCTTTGCCATTGGTGGCTTCATTCATCCCACTCCACACTGACCAACATGAGCGGATCGCCATACCTTTTCGTAGCAATGATTCGATCAACCTGGGCATCATCTTCGAACACAACGCCGTTAATCGCGTCCAGAGCGATCTTAATCACGTTATCGATGTCTGGCCTACCTGGGATCACTTCCCCGCGTGTAGCGGCCTCTCTGCGCTTCTTAGACCATGATTTGGGGATCTCGAACTGTGCCAGGACATGCACCCGGCATCTGCCTGTTGCTGGTTCATAGCCCAGATCTTGCATGGCATCGGATGCAGCGGCGGCCAATCGATGTTCGTATTCCTTGGTTTTGGCTGGGGTGTAAGCCCGGCCTTGCCTGGTGAACCGTGGTCGGCCCTTGCCGATGGGTTGACCCTTTAACCAGAAATCAACCCTGCGCATTGCGCTCGAGCCAATCAATTACATCGATCTGTTCGTCGTGTTCCTGGTATTGAACCTGGGAGATCTGTTGCGGCCTTCCCAGGTAATTATCGATCAACTCGACCAGGACCATTGCAGCACTTTCACCGCGAGACCTGGCCTCGTTCATCAATCGATCCTTTACTGGCCGGGGCAATCGACAATGAAAAGCTGCAAGGTTTTCAGATACTTGGCGTTTATTTGGCATATGTTCCTCATTTTTTTTAGTGATATCGCTTGACCATAGAGATATCGCTCGTTATATGTCTATATGTGATTTGTTTTTTACAGGAAGGAAACGACATGAACGATTGGCAAAAAGCAATCCAGTACGATTTAGGCGATGCGATTGATGGGGCAGCTTTACTTTGCGCCCAGGACCAAATCAAAGGGTATCAAGATGACGCCTATGGTCGGCAGCAATACGGTCGGTTGATGGGCTTGGTTCAAGCCTACCACATCCTAAATGGCAACGAGATCGATCCCTGTCGGTTGGGCGATTACGCCAACGAGCAAGTCGAGAAGATGTTAGCTGCGTTACAGGCAATCAATGATGAGATCGCTTTGAAAGAGGGAGCAGCGTAATGGAGTTCAAGTTACCAGGCGGCGCTTTCAACGGTGGACACTGCGGTGTCCAGGCCGTGGCTGTTGTTGCTGGCATCAGCTTGACCAAGGCGTTCCGGGTGTTCCAGGAAACTTGTCCCCGGACCCGGCGGAAGCGGACCTGGGGCGGTGGCACCTTCCACAGTGAACGGGTCAAAGTCTTGAACAAGCTTGGCGTTAAGTATGACCAGCTAGATCCCGCCCACACCAAGGGCTTGACCTTGCAGCGGTTCATCAAAGACGTTGCCAATCCCAACCACGTTTACATGGTCACTACTACCGGACACGTTCAGTTGGTCCGGGGTGGCCAGGTGCTTGACCAGGGCGGCGTCAAAGAGATCGCTGAGTTCCGGGGCAAACGGAAGCGGATCACCTTCCCCGTGTTGCGGATCGATGTCCAGGAGGCAGCCGAAGCCTTCGACATCGCAGAGGCCCAAACCTTCGGCTTACCATTGTTTGATCATCAAGGAGATAACTGATGCCTTTACCTCGGGAATTTTACATCAAGAAAGGCGCGATGAAAGTAGCGCCCAAAGATCTGCCCGTTGTCTTTTACGTCGAGAACGATCTGGGTTGCATGTGCTTCATCGGCAAGCAAAGCAAACCCGCCTGGTACTACGGATTCAAAACCCAGGAACAGATGGAGAAAAAGATCCAGGACCAGATCAACAGCGTCCAGGCAAGTGAGGAATACAAAGCAAAGCGGAAGGCCGAGCAGAAAAAGCCCCACACCTTACAGGTTGGCGACATCCTTTATAGTAGCTGGGGATATGAGCAGACCAACGTAAACTTTTTCAAGGTGAAGCGGTTGATCGCCAAAACTATGGTTGAGTTGGTCGAGGTTGCCGCCCAACATGTCGAGGATAGCGGCATGAGCCACGGCATGGCCGACCAGGTGGTTGCGGTTCCAGAGATCGAGCTTGGCGAACCCTTTAAGCGGAAAGCGAGCGCTCGGAACTACGTCAAGATCAACAGCGTTTACGGTGCCTATCCCTATGATGGAGAACCCAAATACCGGAGCTGGTATCATTGATCTTGTTTAGCGCCCTTCGGGGCGCATTGCTGGTTCAATGAGGTACACAATGGAGGATCTATTTAAAGTGCTAGACATTCACAACATGATCGAGAACGGCCAGGTCGAGACCTGTACCAACGACGATGGCCTGGTTTACTATCGGTACGAAGAAAACCTGATGACCCTGGAAAACTTTTTCATCAACTACTTGTGGGGCGTGAAACAGTTCAAAAGCAAAGTCATCGGCAACGTGTTACTATTTTGGGAGGCATAGACAATGCTTGAGGCAATCGAAAACATCAAACAGGCTTTTAAAGAAACAACCCTACAGGAGTTTGTGGGCGATCTCATAGGCGCACTAAGCCTAGTGATTGGCTTTCTCTTGTGTCTATTTTGGGTGCTAGTGATATGACAGAGCTTTCCCTACAGGCAATGATGAGCCTACGAGCCGATGCACAGCGCCGCCTGAACAAGAAACTGGCAGAGCTGGACCAGATCCCCCAGGGCGTCCGGGATGGGGCTTACAGCACCGACCAGGCGTTTCTGCAAATAGACATACAAAAACTTAACCAGGTCATAGCAGAGTATGACGAAATCATTTCAGCGAGGACAGAAGAACATGACGATCAGGAAGGTTGAAATAAAAAAAATGCACCACCGTGACGGTCCGGATACGGAAGTCGCGGCAGCGCACAAGGTGGCCCGGAAAGTCGCCGGACGACGACTCGAGGCATTAAAGGTCTTGGCCGGGATGAGTAAGGCGTCAGGAAGTGACATTGCCAAGACCGCCGGGCTTTCACCGTTGATGATACGCCCAAGGCTAACTGAATTGCAAGAGATGGGTTTGATCGAGGATACCCGGGACCGCAAAGAAAATGCCTGGGGAAATCCTGAAATCGTTTGGACCATCACAGAGGAAGGGAAAAAATATGTACATTAATTACGAGGAGATCCGGCGCATGTCCGACAACATCAGGGCGATGGTCGGGGATGATGAGGATTGTTTCCTGGACACCCTGGACGGGGAGACCGATGCAATGGATGTCCTGGGCAAGCTGATCCAGGAACGCCAGGAGATCCAGGCAAACGAGGCGGCGGTCAAAGACCTGGCGAAAACTTACCAAGAACGCGCAGCCAGGTTGAATGCAAAGGCCGATGCAATATCGCAGACCATTGGCCACTTGCTCGATGCTATCGGATCGAAGAAGGTAGCGCACCCGCTTGCCACTGTCAGCCGCACAAAGGCCCGGCAGAGTGTGCTTGTCACAAACCCGGAGGAGATCCCCACGCAGCTTACAAAGGTGAAGCGTTCGCCTGACCTGGCGGCAATCAAAGAACAACTAGAGGCCGGGGAGTTTGTTCCTGGTGCAGAAATCAAGCTTGGAAACCCAGGCGTAACAGTGAGAGTAAAATGAATAAGACGTTCGGAAAACTAAACCAAATAAATGTTAACGAGGATACCGAAAAGAAAGGTAAGTTTACTTATCTATCCTGGTCACATGCCTGGAAATATGTCCAAAAAAATTCTGAGAATGCATCCTTCGAGTTGCTCGAGGATATCGTTTATCCAGACGGAACCAGGGAAGTCCGGTGCAGTGTCACAATCGATGGGGCCACGCATACCATGTGGCTTGCGGTTACAGATCACAACAACCGGGCGATCAAGAACCCTGATGCCAGGGCGGTCGGTGATTCACGGATGCGGTGCCTGGTAAAAGCCATAGCTTTGCATGGCCTGGGCTTGTACATCTACGCAAAGGAAGGGGTGCCGGAACGCGCACCAGATCCCGAACCAGAAAACAAACCACCGCGCAAGAACCCGGACATCAGCGTCCACCCGCTCGAGCCAGAGGTTCAGACGTTCGAGCTGTACAACCGTGATGGTACGATCCGCGACACGTTCAACGATGAAAACCATTACACCGCTGCATATCTGGAGCTATTAACACAAGCGCAGAACGCGGGGGCAAATGCGGATATGATCGATCAGTTCAAAGAGGCAAACAAAAATACAATCGATAAACTTGGATCTAACAATCAAACAAAGATCCAGGACAAAACAAAATGGGCGCGTACCCAGGCGAGTGTTAGCAAATGATTGATGAATGGTTTGAAATGAAAACTCGGCATGAGGAGGAGATTGCCGAGTTCCTTCAGCGCATGGCCGACCAGGGATATTCACGTTCCCAGGCGGCCCAGCTTCTCAACAAAAACACTAGCTCAATCTCGTACATGGTTAAAAAGCACGAACTGAACTGGCCGATCAGATTGTCCGGGCATGGCCGCAAGGGATACACGCCCGAGGATTATCGAGAGCTTGCAGAGGCCGGGTGCAGCAAAGCCGAAGCCGCTTTGGAACTGGGGGTGCATCGGAATACTGTTGATGAAATGGCCAAGGCACACAAGATTAAGTTCCGGGACGGAAGGCGGATCGTATGAAAACTGAGGCAGAACTAGCAGAGGAATGGGCAGAGCTTGCGAAAGCGGAACGCAAGGCCGTGAAGAAACGGGATGGTACAATCCCGAGGCATTCCAAAAACCAGTACACCGCAGAAGCCAGTTCGTATAATCCAGACATGGATAAAACCAGATCTTACAATCCAAAAAGATTTGAGGACATATGCCGACTGAGGGCAGAGGGTAAGTCAAACCGAAAGATTGCTGAGATCTTAAACGTCAGTGATACAAGCATCAGATATTGGCGAAGGCGTTACAAGATCGAGTGATAGCGTGGGTCGCTTCTGATGTCAGATGATTTGCCGATGGCATCAGTCAGATCAGGCAAGCCAGTTTACGGATATGTTAAAACTTACCGTCACCTTTGCGACCCACTCAATGAGTTTACAGAATAAGGACAACAATGCAATGGAACTGTTTACAGCGTTTTATCTCGAATATGCAATCAATGGCCGGGAGATCCAGACCTACATAATCTTGCCCAGCTACGAAGCTTGCCAGGTTATGATCCGAGACAGTGAGGACATGTCCAAGTACATGTTTGCGGATGGTGATGTGAACATGTGGTGCCTGGATACAGGCGTCATTGCAAAGTCAATCAGGCCGAAGCTACGGCCCGACTGATTATTTCTTGGCGGCCATCATCTTTTTCATGGCTGCCTTTTTTAATTTGGGATCTTTCTTGTCTGCCTTCGATGGGCGCCCAACTTTAGATCCGTATGTACCTTTTCCGTATGGCATTATGTTGTCCTTTTTGTCATTCGTTTCTTAGCAACAGCTTTAAGATCCGCAGCCGTTATTTTCTTACGATCCCCAGCCATCGCCGCTAGCTTCTTTTGCTTGGGAGAATACTTTTCATATGGCATAACTTACCCTTTCAAGATATCTGCATCAGCCTTACGCGCACCGCCTTTGCCCGTAGCCGCGCTACGAAGCCGCCCCATAGCCCATTGGTGTGCGCTTACCTTGGGCCGAGATCCGCTCGAATAGTACGCTCCCAGGCCGCGCTTGTAAATCTTACGGGCCTTTTCCATGCCGCCAACCTTGCTAACTAAATCCGCTGGTAGTTTCATCGCTGTGACCTTTGCTTGCTGATCTTGTCCATCATCGCCGGGGTAAGCTTGCCCATTTTGTAGAGCGCCCTGGTGCGCATGATCTCTCTGCGCGTAGCCTCCGGATCTTTCGAACCCTTCACATACTTCTTGGGAATGCCAGACTTCTTGTCCTTGGGAACTGGCGCAAACCTACGATTCATTCGCCATCTCCAATGCAGTCTCTAGTGTTTCTTTGTTTCGCCGAGTCCAACCCTTGCCGAATGTATCGAACGTATTTAGCCCCTCATAGAACCGTTGACGTTCCGCATAGATGCCCTCGATCAGATCCTTTGCGTCATGGTTAGCCACAAGTTGCAATGTCTTTGGCCCTATGGCGCCGTCCCTGGTAGCACCCACCTGGCGCTGCAATGCCTTGGCCGCACGACCCGTGCCAGAGTTTACCGCCCAATCAAACACTGCCCAATCCAGGCCGCTATCGAGATCGTCACAACGGCATCGATCCCAGTAATTCTTTTTGTAGATCGGAGCCACATCCTCATGGGTTAGATCTTTCATTTCTTCGATGGTTACTTCCCGGCCAACCCAAGCCTCATAGACCTTCTTGGTTACACCGAGATTAGTTGCACCACCTGGATCACGCGGATGATTTACAAAACCACCTTCGTGTTTCAGCAACATCTCTAAAGATTTCTCAAAATTCTGTAGCATCACTTCCTCTTAAAGAATGTTTGAACTCCACGGACACCAAAGCTTGCTGAGATTGCAATGCCCAGGGAATAGAAATACCAGTCCGGCGCTTTGTCCAGTTGCTCGAAGCCGCGCTCTACCCAGCCCTCGGCCCCTGGTATCCAACATAAAAGCAGGGGCAAACTCAGGACTATCACGAACCACTCGTCTTTCCATGAGGACTTCGAACCCTCCGCCATGATCCTTTCCCAATCCGCAATCGATGTTTCTTTGCTGAGAAGGATCTTCGCTTTCGCTTCCGCCTCTGTCAGTTTTAGCTTTGCATCCGCAGCTTGCTTGTCTGCCTTGCCTTTGAGCCAGCCCCCGGCAAGCTCTGTCAATGGACCGATCAGTGCTTGCAACATCACTTACTCTCCTTGCCGTTTAACCAAATGCCGAAGCATCCCGTAAGCGCCCCCATACAAACGCTAACAAGCCCGGCCTGGGCATTGCTTGGGCTTTCCAGAGACATAAACCAATGAACGCTCTGATATGTTAAGACTGTGACCGCCAGCATCATCAAGCGTGGCAAGATTTTCCAATCATCTATAAACGTCTTAGCCATTCCATATAACCTTTCGCTATCCGTCTATCGTGGGTGATAATAACCAATTTATTGTCATCGGTCAAAACACCCCACCTGTTTCTACTAAGTTCCACTAACCTCAAGGCAAGCTACAGTCTGACTGTTGTGTACAATCAAACCCTCCTGTGCCTTTCTTCTCTCCTGTTCGCATTCCTGTAACGTACCAAATGACGGGCCAATCTGATAATATTTCAACGAAGCTGCAGGAATGTACTGTATGAACACAAGTATATACAACATCACCACTTCCCCGCGTTTCTACCAAGCCACCAGAGAACGCCAACCAGAGCAACGATACCACCCACTACGCATAGGATGGTTACAATCAACTCAATGCGCTCCTCACGCTCCCTCTCCGCGCGTCTACGAGCCTCTTTACGAGCAATCCTAGCATCGGCTTGATACTTCACCCACCGATCCCATGTGCCAGGGGGCGCATACAAGCGACACCATTCCTCAAGCTCCTTGCGCTTGGCTTTCATTTCTTCGAGATGTTGGAAGTGTTCCCAATCCGAGATGTCTTTACCTAATGCTTTGGCAAACGGATTGTCTTTGCGCTTCTTGTATTCTTCTTGCAGGGTTTCTTCTGCGTGTAGAAACTTGCCAACCTCTGACACTAGGCCAGTAACTTCCTTGCCATTCTGTAAGCAAGTTCGAATGACACCGTAAGCTGCATTAGCTGCGGCTATGGTTTCAAGGATAGCCATGTCATTTCACTAAAGCATCATTCAACAGAATGATCTCCAGCCTTTGCACGGCTAACTGTAGCTCGTTCGTGGTCTTAATGTTCCACCCAATCAATCCCATGACCGCAGCGAACAGCACGGATATGATTGCCTTTTGATCCATCAGGTCATGAAGCTCATGCGTAGAAGAAGAATAATGACAGTAGCAGATGAGCCGATCATAATGGCCTCTAGTCTTTTGACACGATTAAACAAGTCGCGGAACTGAATATCCATTTCCGTTTTCATAGCGACTAATTGCTTTTCAATCTGATCAATGCGTTCGTGCGCTGATGATACAGTGCGCTTGTCCATACGATTATTCCCCTGCCGCAATCGCTGCGTCTACAGCGGTCATGTCCTCATTAGTCCAGAAGTCTTTAGCCTTCATCAACTTTAGATGCTCCACGTTCCGTGTTAGGCAAGCTGCCCAATCCTCATCAGACATATCCTCGGGCTGCCCTGCATTGATTAAATCAACGCTGTCACCCATTGCCTTGTAGTGCTGTGCGATTTCTTCGGCTGTTGGAATGTCAATCATATCTATCTCCTATGCGACTTTGACGATGATCTTTGCACGACCATCATCTTCTATTGCGATTACCTTACCTACAGCTGACATGTATTGTTCCAGCGTTGGAGAGGATACCGCTTGACCTGTAATACCTGTGCCATCTTGAATAGGAATAATAAAGTCACCGACACTTGCACCTGTGACGTTTACTGGTACTTGCCCTGAGAACGCTATACGATCTACAGTTTGTCTTGCTGCCTCAAGTAAATCACCTTCTAAATCAGCACCCCAAGTATCTCCACCCACATAAGAGGGGTCTGTTGATTTAACAACAAAAGATATTGCATCATCCCATACATTTGTAAGTTTACCATTTACATCAATCCCACAAATGTCACCTTTTTGAATAGTAAAAGATGTATTTGTTTTAACCATGTATTCTGCATAGTCTGCACCAGAAGCATTAATAGTTCCACTTGCATTAATGGACCGCCCTGTGCCAGTCACACGCCCACAAAAGATTGCTGTTGATGAACCGTTCCAACCCTCCGCATTAACAGAACCATCACCTTTTGCAACTATTGATCTATTTCCACCAATGGGGGAAACACTGAAGTCTGTTGTAGATCGCCAACCACTAGAGTCATAATACATGCGCGGATTACCATTCCCATCAGACAGCACGATATTGCTGCTTGAGGTGCGGATGTCTAGGCCGCCTTGGTTGCCTGTAAATCCACCAAGGATAGTATTGAATTGACCAGTGGTAACGTCTTTACCGCAGCCATTCGCATAACCTGTTCCAACAAAAGTATTGCCACGGCCAGTAGTGGCATTTTCCCCTGCCTTAAATCCAACAAAACAAGCATAATCTCCACTGGTCATAGTGGTGCCCGCCTGATGACCTATAGCCACGTTTTGTGACGAAGTGCTATTTCTTAATGCGCTATCACCCATTGCTACGTTATAGGCCCCCGTAGTGTTTACGCGTAAAGAACTGCCGCCCACCGCTACGTTAAATGTTCCCGTAGTATTTGACAGCAAGGCACTCTCACCAAAGGCGTGGTTATAATCACCCGTTGTGTTTGCGGTTAGCGCTTGGAAACCGAATGCTGTTATAGCACCTGTGGTGTTAGAGTATCCCGCTTGATATCCCACGGCTGTGTTGTTGCTTGCGGTGGTGTTGGAGCCTAAAGTAAGATAACCGACAGCCACATTACTATTGCCTGTGGTGTTTGAAGACAATGCGTTGCGACCAACTGCCGTGTTGTCTATCCCAGTTGTGTTTGCATAAAGTGCAGCACGACCAACTGCTGTTAGGCTAGAACCTGTAGTGTTTGTATAAGCCGATAAATACCCGACTGCCGTGTTGTCGGATGCGGTGGTGTTATTTAGAAGTGCATCCGTACCAATCGCTGTATTGCTGGCTCCTGAAGTTGTTACGCTAAGAGCATTAGCGCCAACAGCCACATTGTCGTGCCCTGTCATTATGGCACCACCACCAGCACCATACCCTACTAATGTTGTATCATCAGTTGTTGTTGCAGCATCACCAGCTTTGGAACCTAGTATAGTATTTCTGCTACCTGTGGTAATATCGTGACCAGCTTCATCACCGACCGCTACGTTATCTGCTCCAGAAGTATTTGCGTTAAGAGCTTGATAGCCAACCGCAGTATTGTCTGTTGCTGTAGTAGATGTTTCTAATGCACCACTGCCAACCGCCACATTGTTGCTTGCGGTGGTATTTGCTGTAAGAGCAGCATAGCCGATTGCCACGTTGCCCCCACCTGGGCTTGATCCATCTAAGCTGTCTAACGCAGTGCTGCCCAGCGCTACGTTGTTCGAGCCAGTGGGATAATTCGCCAGAAGATCAAAGCCGCCAGCCGTGGATCCATCATGGACCCGCAGTCTTTTGGTTGTAGTATCGTAAGTAAGTTCACCTTGTGCGCCAGTAAAAGCGTCATTGTCTGCTTTATTACCGCGACGAATTTGTACTTGTGTAGCCATTTAAACGCTCCCGTAGTCAGTAGAGGTGGTTACTGCATCTGCCACAGAACCATAGTCAGCGATGCCATCAATATCACCATTCGTAATATTTGAAGCCACCAAATTAATATCAGCCAAGTTTGCGATGATAGTATCAATATCAGCCGCATCACCAACGAGCGCAGTGATGTCCCCGCTGATTCCAGCCGCAGTTGTTACATCATTGCTAATGCTGGCAACTGTATTCACGTTGCTAATGTTTGTTGCGACTGTACCGATATCGGTGCCATCCGCAGCAACCGTAGTAACATCAGAAGATATACCAGCAACAGTTGTTACGTTGGTGCTAATCCCTGCAACTGTTGTGACATTACCCGATATCCCCGCAACAGTTTGGATTGCATCCGTTGCGTCTGTGCCATCCTCGATGTCAGCAAGCGTAGAAATATCCGCCGCGATGTCAGAGAGAGTTCCAACGTCTGCGATCACTGGACCCGCCTCTGGATCACCAGATGTCGCATTAAAGCCCAAGACTGTACCCTTACGAGCATCTTTCCCTGGTAATTCCAGATCAGTGAATACGTCACCTGGGTTTAGCTTTAACGCTCGACCAAGCTTCTCGTCTAGCTGTTGAGCCATAATCACCAGGCTATCGAGTTGCTCGTTTAAGCTTGCCGCCAGGAGATCCCCGGCAGTCACAAAGTCTGTGGTCCGTTCTAGCTCCCGGCCTCCGATGATTGTCAGAACATCAGAGGAAATCAACGCAGAGACCAGGGTAACAGATCCCGTGCCATCTGCGTTCGTTGATACGGTGTAGTCAGTAGTCAGTGTGAGTAGTGTAGTATTCTTATAAACAACGATATCCTCATCAGCGAGGATGTTAAACGTAAAGGCAAACGGGCCAGTTCCGGTATTGCCTGTGAACTGAACCCTGCGAGTAACCGGGTTGATTGCGATATCGGCCATCTATATGCTCCGTTTATTTATCCGGTTTATACCAGATGTTGGTTAATTACCCAAGATATTTTCTATATCTGGTCTGCGCTCGGGAAGCATCTTACCAGGCTCCCACCAGAAATCCTGTCCATACTCTCGAGCATACTTGCGTTTCATTCTTCGGATCTTCTTACCCGCATCCGGATCTGCCCACAACTTAGCCTGGTCAAACACCATTCGCTCCAGGCCCAGGCGCATGTACCAAAGCGATGCACCAGGCGTATATCGTTGTGCAAAGTTAATCATTTCACTGGCAATCTTGGTATCTTCGCCCTGGGCGGCCTCGATCACGTTGCCGATTGTTAGCTTGCGAAGGTCGTTAGCAAACCCCACCACCGGGCCAGCGATTGTTTCTGCCAAGCCTCGATCGAAGCGGTTTAGATCTGAGAACAAAAAGTCACCGTAAATCCCCAGGCCACCGCCCTGCATGAACGCAGCGCCCCAGAACTCGGGATCATCCATTGATCGAGGATCTCGACCCTTTGCCATTTCCTTGAGCTGTAGAGCCAGGGCGCCCATGATTGTTGTGCTGATGAGAAGATCCGCGAAGTAGCGTCCCTTGCCCTTCGCCCCTGGTGTTGCCGCCCCACGCATGATGTGAGTGTTCACCAGGGTAACGCCAAAGTTTTTATACATGGCGAACGAACGGACCATTTCACCGCCGATCGAACCGGGTGGGAGATCCCCGGTCAACGCCGCTCGACCGCGAACTGATGTCGATGGAACCGCAAAGTTTGTTTCTGTCTCAACCATGCGCATAATGTCTGTCGCTAGTTCCCTGGCAAGACGAGGATCGATGTCTGTGCGGAACTCTACATCCTCGGCGCGTAGAAACTTGGCGCCCTTATAATCGTATAGCTCGGTGGTGCGGATAATATCCCAGCGATCGCTGTTGATGTTGTAGCGCTCCATAGCCTTGCGGAACATCGGATCTAGCTCATCGAAGGACTTTCCTACGTTATCCGCCAGGCTTCCCAGGAACTCCATGCCAAACGCCCAGCGCCCGGCTTGTGTCATTGGCGATAGAAGCGATGCCCTCATCACAAAGTCTGCGACCCGCCGCGTTACCTCTGGTCCAGAGATATCCCCGGTATAGCGCATCTGTGCCGCCGCTAGGGTAGACCACCCCTCCGCCGTTAGTCCCAGGCGAATTGCAAGCTTGCCCTTTTCCTCTGCGCCCAGGGGTAGCAAGAGCTTTATATACTGCATCAATGTTTTGGTTTGCGGCAAACCATTCATACGCCGCGCAATGCGGTTAAAGTTCACATCGGTGATTGCTGAGATCGCCGCCGCCCCTAGCTGTGCGGATTGCAAGATTTGCCTGGTGCCAGCGAATGTTGTTGCCCAGAAGCGATTGACCGGGGTGTTATGTGTCCCCTGGAGAATGTTATAAAGCTCATCCACCTTTTTATTCGTGGATCTAGCTGCGCTCTCCGCTGCATCCTGGCCAGCCGCAGATTTAGCCAGGGTTTGCTTGATGAAGTTCTTGGTCGCCATTGGGTTTGGCCCCAGGCGCTCCATGAATGCAATGTCCCTGGACATGTTGCTAATGTGGCCCATCATCACATCGAACGGGTTATCATTGCCAAACTTCTCCTGGTACTCCATCCAGGAGTCAGCGTTCTTAAACACCAGGAAGCGATGGTCTGCGTTCCGATTAGCCAGGGATTTACCGCCTGTTGGCCGACCTCCTGGTTTGATCTTGCTCATGCCATCGGTACGGATTGTTTCGTAAACATCTCTTAGAACAAGTTCGAGCTTTTCCGGGGAGAAGTGTAACCCGGTTTCCATGTCCTTCATTTTGTCCAGGTCAAGGCGCGATGAGATAAAGTCTCGCCATTCCTCGAAGCTTGCCTCTCGTACCTTCACGGTGCTGTGTTGCTGTGGAAGCCCCCAATCAGATCTCTTAGGGATTGCACCCCCGGCTGCATTGAAACGCTTGCGCAGATATTCAGACGCCTCTTTCCAGGCTAGTGATAGCTCCCTGGCAGATGCATCCCCGGTGCTTTCGCCAAACACCTCTTTGATCATGTTGTTTAGCTGGGCTTTGTTTCTGACCCGGCCAACCAAATCCCGGCGGAATGTTGCCAGGAACTTATCCATCTTACGGGTTGCGCTGCGCTCGATAGTCGCCTGGAGCTGCACAATGCTTGTATGCTTAGACGTTGCGTCTTGCTCGAAGAATGCCAGGGCTGCCTTGTTCATGTCCTGTTGCCCTGTGATCGTGCGATAGTTCTGCATGTCCAGGGTGATCTTTTTCCAGGTCTGAGCTTGCAACATTGCCTGGCGCTTGCGCTCGATCGCTTTCTTACGCACCGCTGCCGCTGCATCGATCCCCGCTTTTGTCTCCGCTGGACCTGGACCTAGCTGTTTATTGTACTGATCCACCAGATCATCGAACAAGTTTGCATATTCATCCGCTTGTTCCTGGGAGATCTCACCAGCCGCTACACCATCCTCGACACATTTCTTGAACGTACTCATAGACCACATACTCCCAGGCGATTGATTAGTGCATCCTCTGCATCGATGTCTGACTTGATATCACGCAGCGTTTTTGTTTCGGCCAATAGCTCCCCGGTTTCCTCATCGAACCTGGTTCCTAAAGGTATTTCTAGATCAAAGTCCTCGACGTCGATTGTTTGAAATTCATCACTTTCTAGCTTTCTACCTAGACGCACTGAACGAATTTCCCCGTCATTCATACGCACTAAAATTTCTAACTCTGCCTCATTTCCAACGGCAACAACATCATCAGCATTTACCTCAAAACTTCTTGATGTCTTTTTAGCCATTACATCGGAATATCCTTCAATCCTCGTAACTGGAATTTTTCGTTCGCCAAATTCTTTTTTAAGTGCCGATTGAAGAACAGATTTATATTGAGGATAATCTGGATCGTTTAAAACATCATCAATCCGGGAGCGATTATTGTTATATATATAATCATCAAGACTAGACCCAATACCAGGATATTCAGTTAAGGCGCCTTCCTCACCCATAATCTCAAAAAGCTCTTTATACCCATCGGGCTTGATATCATCTGTGATATCGGTTAAAAGATCTGTAGGAGTATCATCTATGTCAGACACTTTTCTAGTTTCCTGGGACGGGCGCCCAGCGATCTCTTTTTCACCCTCTGAAGCCCTGGCAATACTTACACCAGGCGGCTCCTGGACTGCGGTTGACGGTCTCGATGTCCGTAACTCTGGGCGTGTGATTGCAGATGAAAGCGCCTTTATGTCTACATTCGAAAGTACCTTTGGGCCTTTCTCCATACCGACTAGCTTTGCAAACGAAGGATCTTCTTCAGACAAGGCTTTCGAATAGATCTCTCTCTGTTCTTTCTCAAGACGCGCAAATTCTTCGGGATCTTTAGTCATACGCTGTTGTTCGTATAGCTTATGACCCTTTGTATTCTTTGCCTCGATCAGCTTTGGAGACCAGATCTGTACCTCTGAAACAATCCCGTTTGGTGTGCGCACCAGGATCTTGCGGTCAAAGTATCCGGCGGGTGTGACGCCCCAGCCTTCATCCAGGATCTCTGCATTCTGCGCCAGGCGTTCTGCAATCGCATCGGCATCCGAAGCTTTGTTGATAACAAAACCAGCCCGGGAGATATCTGTCATTTCCCTGGCAGATGCATAACTTTTGCGCTGCATCTTCTCTTTTGCAGTCTCGATCTTCTTTAGACCAGGGTTTTTAAACTTAATCCCCAGGTCTGCCTCGAGGCTCTTACCGATGTTTGCAACAAAATCCTGGGACTCCTGGGCAATCTTGAAGATATCGTCAACCGTTTCGACGGGCTGCCGATCTTTTAATGAACGCTCAACAGGTTTGATCTCTGTGATTTCCTCGAGTGTGCGGAATGTGTCCAGGACCATTTGATCCACCTGGGCCTCTGCCGCTGGACCTGTTGGCTCATCGAAACCCTCTAGGGTTGGCTCGTCCTCGACCGCGTTTGCGCGGCTTTGCGGCGCAACATCGACAGCGCGTCCAACATCGCCAGTTGCCGCCCTATCAAAATCGCCTCGTTCAACTCCTCGTCTGACAGCTTCGGCGAAGTTTCGGGCTGCGGCTGCATATCCCTGGTCCTTTGCTTCTCTGGCTGCGGCTGAGAGGTCATCGCTGAGGGTTCCTTTGCGGTTTGCAAGGGCTTGGAGTAACGTGATCGCTTGGCCATCTTGGTCGGCCCTCCTTTGGTTTTGATCCTTGGCAAGCTTGTTTCCCTCTGCCTCGATACGCTCCGCGTTTCTGCTTAGGTTTTCAAACGATGCCTTGTCTGCGCGTAATAGCTTTACTGTGCGGTCCAGGACTTTCGCGCGTTCAGTGTATAGGCTTGTAGCTACATCCTCATCACCAAACAACGATACCTGGGTTTCCGTAACCATGTCAGTCTCGCGCACCTGGCGAACAATCGCCTCCGCCTGGAATGCGTTTGATGGATCTGACTTAGATAATACTTTGATTGCGGCTGCCTGTAGCTCCGGATCATCGATCAATCGACCAACGATTGCGCCGTAGTTTGCCGGGATAACCTGGTTGACGATAGCGCCGAATGCATCATTGCTTAAATTTACCAGGTCTTTTGCCTGGCGAACCAGCACAGATTGCGGGGGAAGCTCTGAGATCCGCCCAGGCTCTACACGCAAAACCTTGGCGGCATCGATTACTGTACCCGTTCCCTGGGCAATGTTGGCCACCGCTGCAATGACACGGGCCTTCTCTGCGCTTATATCGTCGGTCTCACGAAGCTTGTACCCGATCAGGCTAATATCCTCGTCGGGCTTTTGATCCATTATTCTACGGGCTAGTCCGGCTCTCTGGTGGCCATCTGCGATGAATACCTTGCCCTGGGCATCTTCCCAGAAGATAACTGTCCCGGCTTTTACCGGGTCCCACTCTGTGACACCCTGCAAACGCTCGGTCACACCGTACTCGTCACCGCCTTCTTTAAACTGGAACCGCTTGGCATCGATGGTTACATCCCGCGCTGGGATTTTAAACATTACACCGTCCAGGTTATCTGCCGCCGCCTGGATCATTTCCGGGGTTGGCTCGATGGTCGGCTCATCAGTCATGGCCGGGGCTTTGTTATTCTCGACCGCCGCCTCTGCCGTTTCCGCCCGGCGATTATGTTCTGCCTGGGCTGGGGGTTGGTTGGCATCTGTGAACGGGTTGTCTACCTCTAGCTCCTCTGCCGCTTCTGCCGCATCCGCTAGTGCCTGGCTATCCTTGTTTGCCTTCCCGGACTTGAATACCGCATTATATCCGCCCTTTGCTGCATCCAGGGAAACCTTTAGACCTACGCCGAACCCAGCGCTTGCGACCGCATTGATCCCTACGTTTTTAAGAAAGTCCTGGTATCCGTAGTCTAGCCCTTGCTCTTTGTACCAATCAGATACCCCTGCCTCCGCCATAGCGCCCGTACCAGCGCCAATAACGGCCTCGGTCATAGCCAACCGCCATAGCGTCTTAGACTGCTTTAGAACCGCCGCATATGCAAACGCATTGACCGGATCCTCTACCACGCCAGCCACACCGCCCAGGAAACTCCCGGCTGTTCCGCTAAATCCAGATGATCGAGATCCTATCTCCTGGGCAAACTCTCGGGCTGCCTTCGCTCGGTCCAGGGCAGTTTGCTCCAGGGTATCAAGCGTGATACCGCGCAAATGATCTGGTAGGCTCTCCTGGTTTTTATCCATAAAGTTTAGGATATTCTTAGCTGCGAAGTTATAGCGATCCATTGGGCCGTTGCCGGAATTGTAAACGCCCAGGCCAATGTTTAGGAAATCGCCAGGATCTTCGAAGTCACGGCCCAAAAATCCCTGGTTAGGAAACGCCTCATTTAGATCCTCTACAATCGGACCCCAGAGATCTTTTAGGATTGCGTCTTTACTTTGAGATTGATCGTTTAGCCGTAGGTTTTCCCTGGATGCAAAGAAGTTCTCCGCAAACCCGGTAACTGGCTTGGAGATCCCTGGCGTAGTTCCCAGGTCATAGGCATCAGCTCGATCAAACTCAATCATTGACTAGCTTTCCAATCTTTAAATGGTTTTATTTCGCCTTCAAGAACTGCCTGAATGTACTCCACATAATCGTCATTGCTTGCACTATCAGGGACACTTGCCATAAATGGCAAAAGAATATCACTCGTGGATGGGTCTACGCCTAGCTCCTCGAGCGCTTTCTTATTAGACATCTTTGCAAGTCTAATATCTTTTCTAAATGTCTGCTCAGGCTCTAGCGTTCTCATGCGTTCTGTTGATACGCCCGGCGCAGTAGCTTCCTCTGCACCTCTAAACTCACCTGTTGGCGCGGGTTCTGGCGCACTAGGCATAGTTGGTTGAACTGGCATTGCCATAGCACCAGGAACCGGAACCATTGCATCGATCAAGTCTTGGCCCTTGAATATGATCGGATCACCGTCTGTATCCATCACAACCGCGTCACCCTTCTCACCATACTCGATCACATACTTGTCGCCGCCAATGTTACGCACCTTATAATTTTCGTTTTCATTGATCTGTGTTGCCAGGGCGCTATCAAGTTTTTGACCCAGAACAGTTTCAACCACGTTAGGTGTAATGTTTTCCAGGATACGCTCATATGATCCTGCGTTTTGCTTGGGATGAACAAATGTTGGGACACCGCGAACATCTTGAATGCCGCCGTACACCTCACCATTGATAACGCGCTGCCCTGTCGCCATCTGCAAAGCCTGTGCATAAAGCTTTCCATCAAACGCATCTACGCCCTGGTTTGCCGCCAGCTCTGCATAGATCGCTTTGGCCACGCCCTTGATTGCCTGGGCTTGCTTAGGTGTTGTGATCGCCCGGCCAAACGTGTCTTGGAATACTGGGACTGTTTCTGTGTCAGTAAACCCAACAGGCTTTTCCCCGGCCTTCAATCGATCAAAACCGGCGACCGCTGTAGCGGCGGCCTCTGTTGCGCCTTCATTCACCAATGCGCCAACCATAGCCATGTTTGGATTGTAGTCTGCCAGGTCAGTCAAAACTTGACCCGCTGCCTGGTTAAAGTTTGAAAGTGTCCCCAGGATCTCTAACTTTGCATTGCCTTCAGCTCGATCAAGCATAACGCCGAGTTGTCGCGCCTCATCAGCAAACAATAGCTTTTGATTGGGTAATTGATAATAGTTCTGCACCCGCAATGCAGCCGCTGCACGTTCTTCTAATGCAGCCTCATCCAACGACAAAGCCCCACTTTCATCCAGGCCAACGATTGGTTGACGATCTATAAACCCAACCCGTGCGGCATATCCTATAGGATCTTGGGCAAGCTGTGTGCGCATGTTGGTTAGAAACTTCGAAGCTTGTTCGTATCTCTTGACCTCGATTGCTGTATCCATAACGCCATCGGCGCCATCTTGTAGATCGATGACCATTGCCTCGACCTCACTAAGTGACGCACCGCGTAGCTGAGAAAAGAACAATTCGCTCTCTTGTAGCTGATTAGACGCGCCCAGGGCTGCGCCACCATCGAACTCGGCAACATCACTTGCCTTGTCTCGTAAGCTTGCCATTACGTCCTGGCTAACACGGCCTCCGCTTTCCAGGATACCTTCGAGATCTTCAACCTTGTTTACAACGAAATCTGACTGAGATTTCATAACCGATAGATTGCGATTGTATTCGGGACGCAGCAATCCATTTACAAAGCGAATGCTCTTTTCGTAGTCCATACCTGGCAAAGTTGTCTCGCCATCCAGGACCGCCTCCATCAATGCGCCTTGTTCCGCAATTGGCTTTTGGTAGAAGTCAAATAAGAAGTTTTCTTTGTACGCTTTTTCTTTGATATCGTCTGACCAGGCTTGCACCAATTCCGGCTTCACACCCAGATCCATCAGTGTTTGCGCACCCTTTGCGATATCGTCATCAATCGCTTGTGTGGTGTAACCAGGAACAACCGCGTTCCCCAGGATAAACTCTGCCTCGTTTGCCGCAACATTGTTCTGCTTAACCTTGCGCTGTTTGGCGATTTCGCCTGTCCACCACTTAGAATAACGCAGCTCGGCTTTGCCTGTGGCCTCTTGTAGCTGTGTGCGTAGCAACCCGGCAGAAACAGGATCGATGTTAGATAATGCCGCAGGGAAACCGTCAGAGATATCTTTTAGTTGCGCCTGGATAGCGCTGTAAGATTGCTTATTTGCCTGGCCCTGGTCCAAGATCTTTGTGATCTCTAGCTCTGCCTCTGTGCGGATCTCGGCGACCGCAATGCGATTTGCCGCTTCGTAAGCTGTTTTTTCTGCTAAACCCCTGGGACCGCCCTGGCTTTGTAATTGCTCGAGGACAGGTTGCGCCCCTTGTTCCCGGACGCGCTCAAGGCCAGTACGGACTGACTCCTCCTGGGCAGTCTTGTACAGGAAATCCCCCATGCGATCAAAAGCGGCAGACATTGCCTGGCCAGTTCTAGCTTGCTCTCGAAAACCAGCGTAATCAATATTTTGAGCTTGGGCGGCCCTAACACCTAATCTTTGATATCGTGGTAATCTAGCCATCGTTTATAACCTTATAACTGCCCAAATCTAAAAATGCCCTGGGCGATTGTACCCATCGCATTAAACATTGCTGTTTTTTGTGCGGCCCGACCTGCCATCTGATATTGGTGCGCTTGCATTTCGCCATAGCCCTCTGCCATGATCGCATTATCAGCCGCAATGTGTTTTTCTCGCGCAGCCTCTGACATGCCAAACAGTTGAGTTACCGCCGCAGATCCAGACGCTGCATCAACATTTCCAGCGCTTGATCGAGCAATAATTGCTGCCAGATTTTCGTTTAAGTTACGCAAAACGTCTGCGCCTTGTTGCTTGTACGCAATCGCCTGGGAGCGGCCCTTCATTTTGGCATCGGCTGCCTGGGCGTCATACATTTGTTTCTGCGCTTTCCCAGCTTGTATTTGGCCTATTGCACTCATTGCAGTGCTTGCCAACAACATAGGTGCCGCCATACTAGCCATGTCTTAACTCCCCACGCTCATTTTGTATTCCAAACCTAGAACTGTCATTGCTAGGGGAACATTTTGGGTTAATGTAATCTGACCTGTTGCGCTGTAACCAAGTAGGCCATGCGCTGTTTTTACGCCAGTAAATGGTTCAATAGCTGAGTCCAGTACGCCTGGACCGAAATTTCTAAATGAAATTTGCTTGCCGTTGATAACCAGGTCTTTTGTTTCGTTTACAATCGCATCAACCTGGACAATACGCTTTCTGTAACCTTGGACAGATCCAGACTGCAAGATAGGTTCAGTTGGCATAGTCTTAACCTGGACAGTGTATTCCAGGCCAACCTGGTAATCTGTAGTTGATGCTCGATCAAACGTAATAGTGTAAGGTGATGCTGGGACCGTCTGTGTGGCCTCTACAACGCCATCACGAACGATCTCGACTGTCTTGGCCTCGAGGTGGTCCATAGTGACTGAGGAAGCCGCTGTGCCAGTCTTGGCGCTATCTAGCGTTAGATCTGAATTGAACTTCTCAAGCATGTACCTGGTGGACCCATTCACTGTACGCTTTACAATGACGTAAACATCTGAGACCTCAACCGCTACCGCGATAAACTCGCCATCTGTCGTAAACTTGCTGGGTGCAATTACGTTCTGCCCTACCAGGATTGAGTAAACCGTCATCGATCCATCATCGCCATTGACGATAAACAACGTATCCGCTTCATCCGTTGATGTTGATCGACGGGCCGCAAGATCCACTGGATTTTTTACCAGGTGAGATGATAGAACCGAGATCTGTTGAATTTGATATGAGCTAGTTCCAGAACCGAACTGGAATGCATTGATTGATTTACCTTGTCTTTGGACAAAAACGGACGCGCCGTTTAGATCTTCAATCGGAACCCCAGGCTTTGCCCCTTGCCTTGTTTGTGGGCGAACCAGGAAGGTACTAGGTGTTACGGGCTGATCCTCTGATTGGATCACAACAAATTCAGTTCCAGTTGTAAAAATTCTAAGATCTGTTGACGCAACAATATTAACAATGCTGTTTAGCTGATTGGTGTTAATGGTTGCCTCGACGCCCTCATCATCCAATCCCGTGCCTGGATCAAAGTTAAAGTAATCGATAACCCTAGATCCCCATACTGTATTAGGGCGAGACTTAGACCCACCAAAGTATAAGCGACCTTCATGGAACGTAGCAGAACGAGGCCAGCCGCGAGTGCTTGACCAAACATCCTCATAGCCGTGTTCACTTTCCCATTCTCCAGCGAGAATTGCGGCTGTATCAAAGAAAGGAACTTCGACAACTGCCTTCATCGATGTCGCGCTTACAAACTCTACATAACGCGCTCGACCGAATGTCTTTGTAACCTGGGCATACTCATTCACCGTAGCTTCTGCAAATGCTTCGACCTTATAGCCCGTTGTATTATCTGGCTGTGTATCCCAAGCGGGATAGACCGTTAGCACCTTTGTAGACGCTACATAATCCTCAACGTGCCGGGTTTGTCCTGATCCTGTGCCGGATGTTAGTGTGATAAACATCCCATTAGGATCATCATCAGATGTGTAACTTGTGGCCGCCTTGAGCGTGATTGTATTTGATCCGCCAGCTTGCGCTGTTCCAGTATCTGTTGTCACACTCGATGCAGTGATTGTGATGTTGCCATCAACCGCGCTGGGCGTGATTGTGAAGTTTGGTTGGTGCGTATCGAACGCATACGCATACTGGGGCAGATTAGTCAGAGGTAAGTTTTCTAGCGTCCAGCTTGTATCACTGTTGCGAACTAACCGCTTTGTTTGCAGATCCTCATGGCAAAGAATTAAGGTATCAACTGCCTGAGTGTATTGTAGCTCATCCAGCATTGCCGCTGTGATTGCAGACGCAGTGATGTAGTTGTTGCCAGACCCGTTGATGTTTGTCTGCAATGTCCCGTCTTTATAGACATAGATCCGACCGACAACAAAAACTAAGAGATAGCTATCACTAACGCTAAACTCAAAAGGGATAAGCTTAAAGTCTGTGAACGTGCCGCCAAAGTCATCAAGAAACTCGAGACCATCCCGGCGGCGTATTCCGCCCTGGGGCTGCACGATTACGTTAGTCGCTTCCTCGAGGGCGTTCTGATACTGTTGCAGATCTGTACGCGCTCGTAGTAACGGATCTAACTCACCGACTGAGAAGTTCGTTTGAAACTGTGTAACGCGCATTTAGTTTCTCACTTCAATTAGCGAATAATCCTCAACGATCTGTGTGGATTGACCACGGGCATCGATGTTCATAGCTTCACGCATCATGCCGCCGCGACCATTTTCCATTGGCGTCCCGAATGCTTGCGCACGGAAAAAGTCTGCTTTTGCTGCCTGATCCGTAATAACAATCGCCAACTCCGCAGCCAACGCAGTCCGTAGCAAACGAACAAAATAATGCGGCAGCTTGCTTTCTGATACTGTTGCTTGAAAGTCGATATAAACGGTTTCCATGTTGGTATATAGCTGATCGCCATATATCTCCCAGCCATACCGACGAGATCTTTCTGTTGTTCCATTTGTTTCAAACACTGCCAAAACGCCGGACAACATGTTTCCTGGAAGTTGATAAGCATACTTCCATTCATTTATTGGGGCTGTAGATAGCCTGGAGATTTGCTGTTTCGTCAATGACCAGGACCAAACATAAGAGCTTATAATCGAATCCCGTAAGTCCGGATATAATCGAGAACAAGCTTGCGCCTCATCACTACCATCCGAAAATGATGTAATTGGAGCCGCACCTAAGAGGATCAAAGCATCCGAACAAATTGAAACGTCAGTATCACCAGTTGCCATTTTGGTCCTCCAGATAAGTGTAAGGGGCCACCGGAGCAGCCCCTCGGAGTATTAGTCGCCGTCTGTTGCGGCTAGTGTTGTCCCGTCAGCAACGTCCACAACTCCACCACTGTTTGATAGAACTTGTGTAAGTGTGCTTACGCGAGTGCCGCCAGTAGATGTAACGCAATAGATCAAATCACCGATTGCCAGAGTGTCTGACAAATCGTTGAAGTAACCCGCTGTGTTTACGTCTGCAATGGTATCAGCGGTTTGATAGGAGTAAATAGAAGGCGCAGAGCCTTTCTTAGATGCTCCAATGGTTGCAAAACCTGTTTTATCGAAAGCCATTGTTCAGTCTCCTTATTCAGTACATGAGATCTTGACGATGCCTTCGTCGTCAATCGCTACCGCACCCGCTGAGAACATTGAGCTTACTAGGAACGATGTTTTCTCTGGGATGTAGTTTACTTCTGACTTCTGAGCCATTGATTCAGCATAACCCATTGAGTCCTGGTGCCATGCGAAACATGTGCGTGTAGATGGTTTTGGAACACCACCTTCGTCACGATCACCCATTGTGTGGATCTGGAAGCCCATGAACGAATTGATCTCGCCACGAACAAGCGCTTTTACTGATGCGAAGTCAGCAGATGTAATCTCTGTTTCGCCTAGTAGAGCGTCAAGCTGTGATGAGTGCATCAACAAGTGGCGGCCTTCCGCCGGAACATTGTTGTCGTTCAACGCTTTTGCCGCTGCACGAAGCTTCTCGATGTTCATGTTTGATGCCGCGCCACCAACAGATGTTGCAACTGTGGATGGTGAAGATGCAGCATCCAGCGCATCAATGCAGATCTGGTCCATACGACGAGCGATTGACTTAGATACAACCTGTACCAACTCACGGCGCTCATCAAAGTTCACATGTGATTGGTGGAAGATATCCGAGTATTCAGCCGCAATGTAGTCTGTCATTGTCGCTGTTACTTGTGAATAAGTCACGTTCAACGGTGTAACGTCTGTTTGTGGAACGCGAACTGTAGCAACACCCTTACCGATTTTCGGGAACTTTACAGTGTTACCTTGGACACCAGAACGTGTACGCATGGTGCCGCGAAGTAGGGCTTCGCCCTGATATGCCTGTTTAACTTCTTCGTCAAAAAGAGTTACAAAGGCGTTAGTAATACTCTGCGCCATAGCAGAAGCCTCCTATTAGGTTTCCATTAAGAACGCATACTGTTGGCCGATGTATCTCGGGCAGTTTGCTTGCGCGAATGTGGCCGCGCCCACCACTGGTTTACCAGATCTACGGGCCGCGCAGCGGTTAGCCGTTACACCACATATACACGCAAGCTAGTCATATTGCAACAATATCTAGCTGTTGGCCGCTGCCCATTGTTGTTCGATCTTCGTGCGCCATACAGGATCACTCTGCCATCGAGGGTCTGCGATAGCCTGGCGAAGGTCTTGGACATTCATCTCAGGGGTCGCAACAACTGGCTCTGTCGGGATGCCTTCGTTAGTATATCCTTGGATAAACTTGACCATTGCATTGATGCTATCGGCATTATTTAGGCTCAGTGCCAGGGCATTACGTTCTGCCTGGTTAAGAGCTGCCTTTGTAATATGGCGCTCCAGGTAAGTAATTTTTTCCTGGGCCTTTGATCCAAGTTTTTGCATTTCCTGTTGTTGGTCATACTGCATGGCTTGCTCTTGTTCCCCGGTCATTTCCAGGATGTTGCCAGCCAATTCCTCAAACGCCTGTTGAGATATGCCATATTTCTGCGCCCACTCCTGATACGCCTGGACAGTCGGATCTTCCAGATCGAGACCTCGATCAACCAAATCCTCCATGTTGTAGCCATCTTCCGGAGCCTTATGCTTCCCGGCTTTGAAGGCTTTTTCCAATTCGGCATAGCTCTTTGCAAGTTTTTCGACATCGGGTCCATCCTCATCCCAAAATTTCTGTGGATAATAATCAGGCCGCTCTAACGGCTCATCATCATCAACATCGTTAAAGGATGCATCCTCTTGCGGTTCATGGACCGGAATGGGAGCTTCTTCTTGCGTTGGCGCTTCTTGCTGTTGTTGAAAGCTGACAAGCCCTTCCTGGGGCGCTTCTGCTACTTGTGTTTCATCAGACATTGTTTGACCTTTCTACCCTGCGCTCGATCAAGCGAACAAGCTCGGCCATGCCAGTTCTGACATAACCGTGGCTTGCATCTTCGCCTGGGAACCAGGACGGTTGTTCGATAGTTATCTGCCGCAAGTGACTTAACACCTTTTGGCCTTCCTCAGATTTAAAGAGCCGACCATACAATAGATCGATCTCATCCGCCTTTGGCGGTTCAGCGAACGCTGGACTTAAACCTTCCCACCCTTCGACTGAACTCATTGCATTGCCTCCGCGACTTGCTCATCGCCTGGCAAAGCTTGTTGCTGTTGTGCCATCATCTGTTGCTGCATTTGCATCATCATCATTTGCTGTTCCTCTGCCGAGTTAAGAACGCGCTGATCGATGCCCATCTTTTCAGCAATAAATGCCACGGCCTCTTGTACATTGATGATTGCTTGACCCGCCGGACCCATAGCCTGGGCGATCTGCATAAAGTTCAAAACCTTGTTTACTTCTTCCATCTTTGGCGCTTCCGCCAATGGAGACACAGGTGTTACCTTGATCTGAACACCGTTGACCTTGAGCGGTAGATCGATCAAGCCCTGGCGATCCAGGACAAACAATACCCGCGCGATCAGTGGGTTCATAATCTCTGTCATCAATCGGCCAAACGCAGATCCCAGGTTTGTTGCCAATTCTGATTGGCGCTGGGCAATCTCTGTCGCTGATCGAGCCGACATTGTATCTGGCGGCAAGGTATCATCCATCATAATCTTTTTGATATTTACCCTTAGATCCTGGATCACAATCTGACTTGTGTTGAAGTCCCCGGCTCTAGGGAGAGGAGCCAGGGACGCGCCCCCCGGGCCACCATTCCGAGCGACAGGAATGATTGCCCCTGGCTGGATCTTGATGTTCTGCGGGTTCAGTACCCCATCATCCGCAGCGAGGAATACACCAGAGATCGCCAAGCTTGCGTTCTTCAACACTAGCTCGAGGGTTTTGTTTAGTGTCTTGATGTCTGCGATTGCATCGACCAATGGCCCACGGCCATAAACTTCCCCGGCTGTTTTGCTGTATCGCGCCACAATAAATGGGCTGGACTCCATCTCACGATAGACAAGCTCCTGGGATTTATGTGGCCAAACAACATGATAGTGATATCGACCACTTTCTTGGTCAAAGATAATTGCGTCGAATAGATCCAGTTCTTCGCTCGGGCGGCGCGTGATTGCATCCTCGAGATCTGGCGTCATTTGAACGTCTGGGAACTCGCGCTGTATCGCTTCGCCCTTAACTCGAAGCTTGCGATAGACGTTATCGATCACCCCGTTTGCACCTTCCTCGATAGCAACCAGGTATTGCGGGACCGCTGTAAATCGAACGGGTGTAACCTCATCACCAGGCATTACCATCATTACGGCTGTACCTACGCAGAGATCTAGTAAAAACTCACCCATTGCCAGGTCAAAACTTGTCTGACGTAGCTGATCGAACATAATATCAACGTATGCATCCAGGATCTGTTGCGCTCGAGGGCGATCCTGGATCGGGATAGCTGAACCAGGTTCTAGCTTGCACCAGTGACGGTTGGGTGGGAATAGCCCGGCTTGCATCCGGTTTGCAAAGCGCTTGGTCGAGGACATGGCTGTAGAGTCAAAGACCCGCTGCATCTTACTCTGACCTGGCGTCTTACCTTCCCAATATCCATTGTAAAGATTGCGCTGGGGCAGGGCGTATTCGTAACAATCTTCATAGATTGAACGCCATTGATCCTTTCGCGCTTGTGCCTTGGCTTCGCGCTGCATAACTTCTTTTACGTTGAGCTTAGGCATTCTCGTTCCTCTTACTTATGGCCGCAGCCTTCTTACGCGCATCTGCTTTTGACGAAGCACCCCAGGCACGGAGGGATAGCAGCAGCCGGGTGGGATTTCCCTGACTATCACGCTCCGGCCCAGGGTTCCCCGCCATCCGAGCCAGGAAGGACGCCCGACGAGGATTGTCGCCTTTCTTCACCGGAGGCTTCAGGTTCGATCCTGTTTTCCGTTTGAAGTAGGCCCGACCAGCGGCGTTCAAGCCGCCTTTAGGATTTTGGTGCGCTTTTTTTACCACGAGTTGTTGCTTTCTTTTTAGGAGCCGCTTTTTTCTTTGGAGCTTCTCCGCCTTCCCAGGCTTCGTTTACATCGGGTGTTGCCGGATCATCTGCGACAAGCTGACCTTTTTCATTTCTTGCCCGTACTGGCTCAGAGATTTCTTTACGATATACGCGGCTATCTTCTTTGATCTTTGTCATCACACATTCAAAAGAGTTTTATAGCGCTTGCGTAATGCAGCAACTCTTTCGCCTTTCTCTTTTTCGAATTTCTTACGAGCCTTTTGCCCTTCGTCTTTTCGTTTCTGCAATGCCAGTTCTTCTTCGGTCGGGCCTTTTACCTGACGACCTTTGCGTCTGCGATCTTTTGCAGCAGCCGCCATAGACTGTTCCAGCATTGCTTGAGACTTAGCGCTTCTTTCTGACTTTCGAGCGTAGTAATCTACATCCCGCTCACCGCCAAAGAAATCACCTTTTATGTCACTTTTAATTTGTTCAAGCGGCCCTTTTGGGCTTTTATAGGTTCCGGTTGCGGCTAATCTAGTGCCATAATATTGAGCATAAGACTCTTTTTCTGTTTGCTTGCGTGGCTTCGTTATAGATTTGAATATAGCGCCTAGAATCATTTTATTATCCGCCGCCTAATTTGGTCCCAGATCCGCCAACACCCGGACCCTCTTGTCGCATCGGTGAGAATAACAGACGCATTCCGCCAGTACGCAACATTCTGCGTCTGCGCATGGCCCCGGTCATCTCTTTTGTCTCTTGCGCCTCGGCCCGTTGTTCCTGTCGCTGTTGCGCTGCGCTTACCTCTTGCTTTGCAGGAACCTCAACTGTTCTTGTTCCGCCAAATCCGCCCATTACTTGAACCTCGCCATAGAATAATAGTCGGCCCCCTCTGGGCCAAACTTCCTTAATTTGCACTCTACCTCAAAATATAGTGCTTTGGCAAACCTTAACGCTACCATATGTTGATCTTTTACATAAATCTGCATTCTAGCGATATCGTAGTCCTCAAAAGCCTGGGCAAGGGTAGCTCTAGCTCCGACCAAAGTTGTCCTGGCGTGGTTCTCTAATCCTTCGCCTGGAATAAACCAACACTCGACCATGTGCGGCCAGATCTGTCGGATGCCATAACAGGCCACAACCTTGCCTCGACCGATTGCTGTCCAGGACCAGCCATGTTCTGAAATGTCATAGATATAATCCCGGTATCCTGGAATTACGCGCTCATACTCTTGTTCATGCGGCCCCAGCTTTAACATAAACAAATGTTCATATTGCAGCGGCACTATCTGTTCATCGGGCCGGGTTTGGAAGGTTGGGAGCTGAATTAGTGCCATCAGAAGATATTAAAGTCTGTATTTGCTGTGAGAGCCGGACCCTGGGCAAATCCGCTGCCATAAGTTCCCCGGCGCAATCGACGTTGCTCTCCGCCGCCCAGCATCAGATATCCGAACGCATCCCCGCAGTGTGAGTGTTCGTTCTTTACTGGCGCGTCCTTGAATCGTTCTTGCCCGGCGCCCAGGGATTGGCGCTTGAAGAAATAGCCACCGCTCAGAGATTTACGCAGACGAATACACTTTTTGCTAACCATTAGCCCAGGTTTCGAGTTTACCAGGCGCGACATCGGCCCGGCACCAGCTTCCCGGCGTACCTGGAAGGCGTTACTTTCTGTCGGCTGGGCTTTGAATCCGATCGATCGAAGGTGATCGAAGGCCGTAACTTCATAGATCTCGTCGCGTTTATTACCCGCAGGGTCGCCCCAAATCATTATTTCATGCTTAGAATATCGCTCTGCAATCCTACCCAGGAGTTCCTGGCCAAATCTTTCCAGGCCCATATCGAACGTCACAAGCTCATCGATGATCCGCCAAGATCCCGCCGTTGTGCGCTGCCCAAAGATCGCAGCCGGGGTTAAACCAAAGTCAACACCTATCTGTATCGGATAATACGGATCTACCTCGACATCCCCAGACATAAGCTCATCATCATACTCTGGCCATACGGGACGCCCCTCTTGGACAAATGTGTACATGCCTTGCGCATAACACCTGATCCAATCGGCATTCTTACCGCCAAGTAGCTGTTGATAGTATCCAGGCGGCAAATTGTTGCTGTTTTCCGCGTTGGGATTAACTTGCCACCATTTACCACCAGAGAATACAAATCCTTGCGCATCCGGGTTCTCCTTTGGGATATCTTCTTTCTTGGGAAGTATTACACCGCCAGGCTGTCGAAAGAATGACCAGGCAAATTTCCCAGTAATAGGATTTTTCTCTGCAAGCTCATGCCACCAGTGATCGCTATCCGGCGGGTTGGTATCCATCCAGATCCCGTACCAGGTGGGGCCGCCATCGGATTTTGTGGGATATCGCCCGACCCGGTGCGTCAATCCGTCAATAACTGCCTTGGGAAGCTCTCGAGCCTCGTTCACCCAGGCGCCCGTAAGTTCCAGGGACAACAGTTTCCGCACATCTTGCGGCGAAGAAAGCGCCATGAAGATAACTTCACAATCAATCCCAGGGATATCACCCCGCGTAGGAATACGAATGTGGTGCGAAATCGGCGGCTGCCAGCGCATCGATCCCCAGGTATCCTCGGGAAATAGCTCTTGCCAGGTCTTAATGGTGGTCGTGCGCAGCTCGGGATATGTATTACGAACGATAACAAATCGGGAATAGCGGATACCGTCGCGCGGGCTAGGTTGTTGCCTCACTGCCCTAAGCATTATCTCGGCTGCACAGCCATAGGATTTACCCGAACCAACCGGACCCATCAACCCCCTAACGAAGCTATCGTCATGTAAAAACTTCCAAACAGTCGGACTGTTCTCAAAGTTCAAATCAAGGCTGGGGATCTCTGACATATTCACCATCCAATCCCTTACGGGCTAACATTGCATAGAACTCGACGCCCTCACTAACCAGGGCAACACGCTCGATCTCCTCCAGGCAAGCTTCGAGATCCTTGACCCGTTCTTCAAGAGTTTTCGTCATCTACCACCTCGGCATATTCAGTGGTTGCC